TCAGTCCTTTTTTGTTCCGCGACCGATAGCGTCAATTACCTCCTGTCCGGCGAGGTAGTGCTTGCGGATTATTGATTCGGCGTCTGCGCTCGAATGGCCGGAAATCTCCGAAATGAGCTTGATCTTCTCGTCATGCGATCTGTCAAGATTTGCATAGGCGTATGTGATTGCCGTTCCGCGCAAGTCGTGGAAGGTGACACCCTTTACCCCGATCCTCGTCATCTCCTTGCGCCATGAGGCTCGGAACCCGCTTGACGTCCAGTTCTGGCCGAACGAATTCACAAGCACTCTCTGGCGCCCTCCCTCCTTCGCCTCTCTCAGCAACGGCAGAATATCAGGCGCGGCGACGACACGCACCCGCGCGCCAGTCTTCCCCTGCTTGATCGACACGCGCTCGCCGTCAAAGGCCAGCGTCGGCATGGTGAGGATATCCGCCTGCCTCTGCATCGTCCAAAGGGCGATCCGCGCCACCTTTTGAATATGGGGTGCGGCCTTGGTCAACAGCGCTTCCAACTGCTCATCCGACCAGATGATATCGCGCCGTGTTCCCTCGTGCAGGCGCGTTACCTCCTCGAGCGGGTTGCGCAGGATGATTTCGTTTCCCTTCGCCCAGGAGAACACGCGCGCCAACAGCGCAATGTGCATGTCTGCGGTCCTCGGGGAATCCTTCATCGTGTCGCGCCAGTTCAGGAACAGGAGGCGGCTGCCGCGGGCCTCGATCGCCTTGATCGGAAACGTTTCGAATTTCAGGCGGATCGTGGCGAACTGGCGCTCATAGTCGCGTCGGGTCGACGGCGCGAGCTTTAAATATTCTGCGGTCTTCCTGAAATCATCGATCAGAGATCCGATCGTGCCGGACTGGGCGTCTTTTTCCCGGCCGCGCGTCAGCCGGATGAATTCCTGGCTGAACGCCTTCGTTCCCGGCTTGGCCTTAATCTGCGGGGCTCCCTTGCCGCGCCAGGCATAATAGTAGGTCTTTACGGTGCCATCGGCCAACTTGACGTTGACCTTATGCACGCCCACCAGTTTTCCCTCCATCGAGCCACCTCTGCAACGCCGCTTCCGGGCTGTTGTCTTCTTCTTGCTTCACGGCAAACCGACGAGGCGCGAATTCTATCTCGCCTGTCGGATGCATAATAACCCGAACATCGTGCATTGCTGCAGCTGCCGCAGCATCCGCTATTTCCGACTTGGTGTATGTGCGGGCTCGGCTCATTCCATCGCCTCCCTCTCGGTCTCGTCACCTCGTATGGCGGAGGCTAGTTCGGAAAGAGGCGTGTATTTCCCTGCGTTCGCCGCGTCGATGACTGCGCTTATGCACCGCTCCCTCTCTTCCTGAATGGCGCGGGCTACAAACAGATGCCAGCGGTTGTCATTGTTCCACCGGAACTGCGCAACGCACTCGTTCGCTGCCTTCATGATGTCGTCCGGTATATCGGTCATTCGGCACCTCGGATGATCTCGTTCAGGACTGCGCCCTTCTCGGTGATGTAGCCATTCTCGTCAAAGGCGGGAGCGCGGCGTTCGGCTTCAAGGCACCTCTCCCGTTCCCCGGCAATCGCCGTCCCGACCAACAGCAGCACTTCGGGCCATGTCACCGGCCTATTATTGCCGGCGATCTCCTCGGCTCGGGAGCGGATGTCATCGGGAAGGGCGAGCCATGCGTCCGTAATGGGTGAACTGGTGCCGGTCATGGCTGCTGCCCTTCAACCGCAAGGACGGCTCGGGCGTGCCCACTCAGGTCGCGGCGATCGAAGGCTGGGCCGTGGGGGTGAGGCCGGTAAATCTCCGGGTTGGCGTACCACTCTAGGGCCTTCCGCAGGCGATCAATCTCCGCTCTCTGCTCGACAGCGGCCGTGATCCACGCATGCATCCCGCTCTTGAGAACGTCGACCACACGACCGGATCCGCAAGAACAGCGTCCTTCGTGTATCGATGTCTCGCTTTCACAGTCCGTGCAGTATCCATAGGGGCGCTCTGCGAGGGCAGAGGTGACGCGGGCAGCGTAGTGTTCGAATGCGGCTACCTTGGCGGCTTCGACGGTCGGGAAATAACCACCCACTTCGGTAAGCCAGAAGCCGTTCCCATTCCCCGCGCGAATGATATAGCCCCAAAGGCCGTCGAGGGAATGATATTCGCCGCTGCTATCAGGCCCTTTCCAACGAAGCGCCTTCACGCCGATATCGCTCATCTTGCCCGCGCTCCTTCGCGCTCCAAATATACTGAATGGCTCGAAAGGTTGAAAAAGGCTCTCGCGTTCTGCTCGCAGGAACCGTCACCCGCATCGGCGAGGACGGCATGATCTCCGTCAGGCTTCGCGGTATTGCCACGCCGGTCACGCTTTTTGTCGATGACATCGAGGAAGTTGGACCGGCAGAGAAGGAGAAGCCGCAGAGACGGCCGACCAAGTTCTATGACAACCCGGAGAGGGAGGAGTGAGGTCATGCGGCGGGCTCCTCGCGATTTCCGGGCCGAAGAACGTTCACCTTGGCTTGGTCGCAGAGTATCCGGCCCATCGACATCCTGTCGAACTCAGGACCTCCAAACAGCCGCCAGCATTCGGGGCAATATTCTCCACGGCGGTTGGCATAGAATTCGCGGGCGCAGCGTGGACAATTCGCCATCATCATAGACCTTCCTCCCCTGCTTGAAGGGCGGCGCGGGCGGCTCGTATCTTCGGCGTCCAGTTTTCCGAGTGATCGTCACCATCGGGGCAAATGAGCAGTTGCAGGAATGCGCGCTGCGCCCTGATCGATGCTTCCAAATTGGCAAACGGCTCCAGCGCCTTCCGTGCCTCTCCCAGTTCTCGGCGGAGGCGGTCGATCTCGCTCTGTGCGGCGTCCGTATCAGAGGTCTCAACGGCCATGGCGGCCATCCGCAAGTGATGAGCGAAAGCCCGGTTCAAGGATGTCACCAAAGCCGACGCCCTTTCCTTGGTATCTAGGGGGATTGTGACCCCGGAAGCGGCGTCCCTAGCGCTGAACCACTTACGTTCTCCGTCAGATGAGCGCGAGACGTGGAAGGGGCCTTGCTGTTCGGCCGGCTCCCCCTCTACCGCCCCCGGCTTATCGAGAAGGCAGGAGCGGAGACGAGCCGCAGCCGGAGCGACATGGCCAATAAACTCCCGCTCGTCGTCTATGTCATCGATCCTGGCTTCGAAGTCTGAAAGCTGCGCTAGGAGTTCTCGCGCAGCCGTCACCAGACCGTCAGTTTTCTCCAAAGGAATGCCGCCGGGTACAGGCTCACCAGTGAGAGCAAACCTAGCGCCGCAACCGCATTCCCCGGCATCGACGCATTGACCTACCTCGAAATCGTCCGGACGGTCATTCGCGGGCCTCGGGCAATTGAACTCCCGTAGAGCGGCCCGTAGGCGCTCTATCTCCGCCTCCGCCCCTTCAATCGCGATCCTCAGAGCCGCCATGTCGTTCATGGTGTCGACGTGCTTCTCCGCCCACTTGGCGGCCTTGAGTTCGTCGCGCTCATCCTTGAGGGCATCATACAGGTCGGCGCGGACATACTTGACGGACTTATCCCCGCACTCTGGGCACGTTGGCCAGACATCGTGCTGGCACCACACGCGACCTTCCGGGTCATTTTCAGCGCATTTCGGCTCAAGCCAGATCTCGCGGTGGTCTTCGCTCACGTGTCCGCCCTCCCGCTCACGATTTCACCAGTTCGAATGTCGATCACGTCGCCATTCATCCGGCGCTTGAACCGCTTGTTGAAGCCGCCGGCCTTGGCATTGCTGTCCAGCGAGAGATGCTTCTTGCGGATGCGGCTGCACTTCGCCCGCACCTTCGCTTCCATCGCCGTCTTGCGCTGGTGAGGCTCGGAGAGGACAGCCTGGAGGTTGCTCTCGGTATTCGCCCCTCCAAGCCAGAGAGGAACGATGTGGTCGTAATGGATGGTATCGCCTGGCCGGAACTCGCGGCCGGTCAAGGCGCAGCGGTTTGCCTGGCGCTCGCGGATTCGATCTTTGACGCGCGGCGGCGGCATGCTGTCATCAGTTCGGCCGCACCACTCTGGAACAGATCGCATCAGCCGGCCCTCACATCTTCGACGCTGCAGCCCGCATAGGCGGCAATGATCGGCAACGCGTCTTCTGGCTGCTCCTCGTGCAGGACAACCGCCTTGCAGCGCTTGTAGATCGACCCGGCCTTGTTGCGGGCATCCTGAGAAGAGCCGGTATATTCCGGAACCGCCTTCCGCTGATTGTTCAGAAGATCGAGGTTGTCGTCGGCGTTACCCTTGACGTTCGTTGCCGCCCAGAGCATCCGGGCGACGGTTTCGAGCCATGCGAGGTCCTCGCCGGTAAGGGAGGAGGACGGAGGAGAGGCGGCCCCTCCGTCCTCAGACGACACGGGGGCGGAACCCGTGTCATCGCCGGCCGACGTGGGGGATGGGGACTCGTCGGCGGGATCGTGAAAATGTTCATGCCCGATATGGGCGGTTTCCTTCTTGAGCGTCTCGACGTCGACGCCGGTCATGCGGCTGAGCAACTCGGTCATCTGCTCGAGCGCCTCCTGAAGTTCCGGCTCGGTCAATTCGGTGAGGCTCTTCGGGTACTGCATAAAGGCGCCGCCGACCGTCTTCGATAGATTGACGATCCCCAGCGCGAGCTTGATTGCCTCGTGCGCCTCGTCCTTGTTCTTCCAAGGCGTCTCGCATGTCTTCAGGACCAGGCCGATAATCGCGAACCACTTGCGCACCAGGACGCGGTCTTTCTCCTCGGTGAAGCGGACGAAAACCTTCGTGCCGCGGCGATAGGAGTTCAGGCGCTCGGCGTCGTGAGGGTTGGCCGGGACAAGTCGGCCGTTCTCGATGACCATCACGAAGGGTGGGAATTCATGCTTGCTCATGCCGCACCGCCGATGCGCTTCTCGGCGCGCTTGCGGATCGCCATTGCGATGCCCTGGTTAACTTCGCCGTTCGGCTGGCCGTCGAAACGGGCGAGAGGATCGAACTCGGTCCAGACTTCCTCAAGCGATTCCAAATCACCGACGACGGCGAAGGCGTCCTCGAGCTGGCTGAAATAGGCCGTGTCGTCGATCTCCTCGTCGGCCACCGGCTCATTCTCGACTGCTGCCTCTTCGGCCTCATGCTCGATGGCCTGGGAAACCTCTTCCGGATCATGAGTGATCGAAGGGGGCGCCGGCGGCCGGGGAGGTGGCGGGGGCGTGATGTCGCGCATCTGTGCCGGCGTGTCCTGCACTTCCTCAGCTATGCCAAGGCCCCGGAGCACGTCAGCGAAGCCGTCACGAAGGGCGAATGCGCGGGCGCGCATCACCAGCATTCTCTTGGGATATTGCTGCCACGGGCCGGCCTTGCCCCAAAGAGCGGCCTTCTTGGCGTCAGCGACGGAGAACGTCGCCTTTATCGCGTCGGCCTCGCCTTTGCGCTTGACCTCGCAGATTGCGACCATGGCGTCGCCTTCGCCGTCGATCCGCTCCTTGATCCATTCGCACTTGCCGGAGCCGCGAACGAGGCCTATCGCGCCATCGCCCCAGATCGTCGGACGGCCGTTGACGACGGCTATCGACTGCAGCGCGGCCATGGGCGTCAAACCCACTTCCATGCCGTGCATGATCGCGACCATCGCCTTCTCCGGCGTGTCCAGGCCCTTGGGAGCCATCCCGGCTTTGGTGACGGCCGTAGCGATGCGCCAAGCGCCGTCGAAGTCCTGCGGAACGATGGCCTTGACAGAGCCGCCGGCCTGAAGCGTCGGAAGGCGGGGAGCGTCGTTTGCTACTGCGTTCATGGTCAAACCACCTTCTCTTCTTCGCGGACTTCCATCCCATCAAAATGCATGCCGGCCTTCGCGGCGCGCTGCACGAGCTTGTCGATAATTTCGAACAAGTCCTTGTGCTTCATCGCGACCAGCGCGGCCGCAGCCTTGGCGTAATCGGTCACGACGCCGACCTTCTCGACACGGATCGAAACCTTGGCCCCTGTGCGGCCCGCCTGCGCGTTTTTGACCTCGGCGGCCTTGTCTGCCGCTTCCGCCTGACGGAGCAATTCCTGGCGCTCCTGCTCGGCTTTCTGCTGGCTTGCTGCATCTTTCTGGGAGGTTTCTGCTGCAGCCTTGCGCGCTGCTTCATCTGCCTTGCGGCGAAGCTCGGCAGCCTCCGCGGCCGCCTTCCTTGCCCGCTCTTCCTCCTCGCGCTTCTTGGCCTTCAGGAAGGGCTCAACGTGCAGCTTGAGAGCGACGGAAAGGTCTTTGGCCTGGCCGACCGGAGCGCGCCATTTGTCATCGACGGTACGGCTGGCGGCGAGGTGCGGCTCTTTCTCGACGACGCGGAGATTGTCGGCGCGCTTGGCAAGATCAGAGAGGCGCTTCGCCCATATCCCGGCCTTATCGGCGTCGGCCTGGGTATTGACCGGAGCTCGCAAGAACTCGTCGGCCATTTCCTTCTCGCCGGCCAACTCCTGCATGATCGCCTCAAAGGGATCTTCGGATCCGGAGTTATCGCCGATCGTCGCAAGCGGCGGCTCATCGTCAAAGCCGTTGCCTTCGAGCGCCTTCATATAGGCCTCGTAGCTGATCGGATGCGTGCGGCAGAAATTCCATGTCTCGGCGGGATCGACTTCCTTGCGGCCGCGATAGGCGACCATCTGCTCGGAGCCTTCCGGGTAATAGATCGCTACCGGCTCCCACTGGCCACCTTTAAAGCGGGTGCGGTAATAGCCTTGCTCCGGCTGGCCTTCGTGCATCGGGCCGAAATTGCCCTTCAGGGCCTCTTGCCACCATGCCCACGGATTCACGATCTTCAGGGCGAGACTGCCAATTGATTGTTCGGTCATGTCGGTATCCTTCAGAAAAGGAGTTGAGCGAAGGCGAGGGCGAGCACGGTCGGCGCCAGCCAAGCCCAGTTGTGTTTCGGGGGTTCGTCGATCGGGTGGAGCTCGACGACGCGGGAGAGGGGCAGGGAGGTCATAGACGGCCCTCCGCTTTGGCGATGGCCCTAAGCCCGGCCTGCCACTGATCGGCGCCGCACCGTCCGCCCGGATTGCTGAGGATACCCTTCAGCGCTTCGAGCATGTCAGGAGCGGCGGCGATCAGACGAGCGTTGGCGATCCGCTCGCCGTCCGCGTCATTCCCGCAATCTGCAATCCAGAGCCCGTGGGGGAATTCGCCGGCGGGCCGAACAACAACGCTATTCGAGTAGCCACCCTTGGGGTTGAAGCCAGATTCCCAAGGCCCTGCGGTATGCTTACTCATTGCCCGCGCTCCTCGATCATCCGTTCGAAGGTCGCCTGAGCCGTGCCGTGTACCAGACGCATGAGCCCGTCCAGATCAGGGCGTTTCGCCTGAGCAGCGAAAGCACCGATGACCATCGAGATTGCGACCATCACCTCAGCAGACTCATGCCCGATGCAGACAGACTCGATGGCGTTTGCTATTTCTTGGTGTTTGCACGGTCTCATTCCGCAGCCTCCTTCTCGACGATCTTGAAGCCGAGCCGGTCGGCCAGCTCGCGAAACTTGCGGTCAGCCTCGACGCGACGAATGCCCGTCGAAATCGAGTCCTTCTCGGCATAGGTGAGGAGCACGTATTCGCTTAGGTCACGAGCGACGAGATAGGTGCGGTACAGTTCCAACTCGTTCATCGGACCGCCCTCCGGTTCATCTGTTCAACAATCCAAGCCCGCCGAGCGTGGTGCTCGGTCGCCGGGTGAGCGGGGAGAAACGAGGCGACGTCGGAAAACCGGCTGTAAGCCTCGACCGTCGCGCCGGGGTAGGCCGATGCCTCCGCGTAAGCCGCGGCCTCGTCGGTGAACTCGGTGGCGTCGTCGCGGTCGGAGGTGAAGAAGCCTTCATCCGTGAGGTAGCGACCAGGCTCGCCTTCGATGAAATAGCTGACGGTCATCGGCATCACGCACCTGCCTTCTCGAGCGCATCGCGGATCATCGTCAACATGCGCATCTCCTCGTTGGGGACGGGCGCTGGGCTGTCGGTGAAGTATTCGGCATCGGCGCGCTGATCGAAGTACTCTTCGAGTTCGAGCAGCAATTCCTTGAGTTCTTCAGCGTCTAAGGACATCTCACAGATCCCATACGTTGATTGGGCCGTTCGGCGTGCGCAGGACGCGGTTGCCGTAGCTGGCGCTCTGTGCTTCCAGACGGCGGAACTCCGCCATAGCTTCATCGAGTGTGCCGTGAGAGCTGATCAGCAGTCCGACCAGGTAAATCTTGAACATTCCATCCATCGTCGTCGTCCCCATCTACCGGCCCGCTCGCCGTTGTTCGATGAGGATGAGTATGCATCCGATGCATGGGGAAAGTCAATAACGAAATGCATGTGATGCATAATAATTTGACGGGGAAAGAATCATGTGCCAGAAAAAGGAAAGGCCGCCGAAGCACGTCGAGCTTCAAAGCGGCCTTCTGGTAGCGGTTTGACCCTGGGAAGTTTCCCGCTGCCAATCACGAACCGGTTGTAACATGAAACCGGTTCAACACAAACCAAAAACCTCCCAACGAGTTCCCGATCTCTCAAAATCGGAGCTTACGTGCCGGGATGCCGCTTAGGGGCTAACCGACATAGGGAAGGCCTAAGTCAGGAAGATCGGGCATGGACGGCCCCAGCCGCTTCGCAAAGGTGGCGATAAACGACGAAAGTGGTGAGGTTCGGCGAAAGCTATCCACCTGGGAGCGCGAGACCCCAAGAGCCGCCGGGAGCATCCGGCATCATCTCGGTCGATAATGAACTGTCCTGACTGACTGCGTATATGATGGAATAAGACGACCTGGAAGTGAGATACCTCACCCCCCGTCTATTGATCCCTATTGCCTCCAAATAAGTCATACTTTGGTAACGCAGTGTTATTCGTGTCGCGAAAACGTGATCAATCAGCGCACGCGGGGCGGGTGTACCGCTTTCTGCCGTTAACGGAGCGCGGGTTTAGTCACTCGTTAAACATAGTCCCCAGAGCCCCTAAAATGTATTGGAGAAAAAAGCTCGAATACCGGCTTCCTTGTCATAAAAGTTGAATCGCTCGGACGGTGGTTGAGCTGATTATGAAGGCCGACGAAGAATCCACACGTTTTCCACTATGAAATTGGTTCTACCCGAGCGGGTTAATCCTTTGCTACGCTCTGATCGAAGGGACTAAACGGGTGAGGGTTGCGAAGGATGAATAGACGGGAGTTTTTTTCTTTATCGGCGGGAGCGGCTGTTATGCCGACGAAGCTCGCCGCAACCGAGCACATAGACGAATGTCAGGTGCACACTGCCAAGCTACTCGCCGCGCTCAAAGCAAAGCACGGGGGCGAGTGGGTGGTCGACAATGATGAGATGCATGAATTTGTCGTGATACGAAGATCCGGCTAGGGATCAACTATCGGTCCCTGTGAGGGCCTTTAACATGCGGACTGCCATGGCCCTGTTTTTGTCGTTCAGGAGCCTCATCAAGTCAACGACCTCGCCCTCCTTGGTGGGGTCGACTCTGATCAAGTCCGTGGGATCGCAACGGTAGGCCTCTGCGGCGGCTTCAAGGTCGTCTTGATCGTAAGGAGTAACGCCGGACTCGAGGCGGCTTATCTTCGACTGAGACCAGCCAAGGCGGCCGATCGCCTGCTCCTGCGTCAGGCCACGATACTCCCTCCACTCCTTGAAGAAGTGCTTGGTTCTCTCGCGTCTAGGCTTGGGTACTGGTGCCATGGCTAGAGTTTACATCCGCCAATTTTGCGAAAGAAGAGCATCTCATGCATACGATGCTTGACATGCATATGCATGGCATGCATTATGCGTGACATGACACTAGAACAGTACCTCAGAACCAACGGGATCACGGACGCCGCTTTCGGCGCGTCTGCGGGTCTTTCCCAGGCGCAAGTCAGCCGCATCAAGCGCGGCGTTTCTATGCCGTCCTGGGACGCGATCGCCAAGATCATGAAGGCGACAGATGGAGAGGTAACGGCGAACGATTTCGCCGCTGCCGTGGAGGCTGCGCAATGATTGACGTTTCCGCATATCCTGAGTGCGCAAAGCGCCTGCACTTCCAGAGGGCAAATCTCGCCGAGCCCGCAATGAACGCCTACTGGGCGGCCGTGTGCGTGGCCGAGGACTTCGCCGACGACAGTCTCGCGGACTTCGGGGGCTTCAATTTCGAGCGCAGAACTGAGGCCAACGGCTATCTCCTGCTCGGTCGATTGGAACAGTTCATCCGTTCTGACAGGCGTCGTAAGGCGTCTCAAGCGGCGCTTGCAGAATGCGAGGCGAGCGTCCGCTCCTATCTCGGGGCGAACGGCGTCAAGGTGTCGGGGCTCAAGGGAATTTCTGACTATCACGCAGCCGCAATCGTTCTCTGGCCGCCGTTCATTTCTCCGACGATGCCCGACATGAAAACTCTCCGGTCCCAAATCAACGGGATACCGAAGAAACAGCGATCTAAGTTGGCTAGGAAGAACGTCAGCGGTTTGCCCGCTACATGGTCGGCGAGGGCGGTCCAATGACCTCACTCCTTCCGCCTCTTCAGAATTTCTTCCATCCGGCGCAGTCCTCGGCACAACTCCCAAGCAGTCTCTTTCTTCAGGTGCAGCCGGACAACGATCATGGCTTTCCTCTGCCCGTCTCCATCCTTGGAGAGAGCGGCGAGGCCAACGCGGATTACGCCGTTTTCCTCCGCCAGCTCCGTGATGAAGTTGGCGTAAGGATTCGGCGCCCCCTCGTCGAAGATGAAGATCGGATCGCTTGGCTTCCCTGCCTTTCCAACGGTCGGCATCACAGCACCTCTCTGAGGTCGACGCAATGAACGCGCTCAATCTCGGCAAGAACCAGGGCATCAAACTCAAAGGCTGCCCTTTCTGCGGACAAGAACCCGTCTTCACGGCAGACCGTGACGTTATCGACGACTTCGACCACTCCTACACGATCTCGTGCTTCGTGTGCGGCATCAGCATGGGCGACGAATACAAGGACGGCGCAATAGCCGCTTGGAACCGACGTCACGAAGAATCCCCATCCGAAATCGAAAGGTGCATTAAATGAGCGAATATCTCGCATCGGTGCCTTACTCCGTTTCGATCGCTGTCGGTCTTCTAGGGGTCGGTTTGTGGCTCAAGGCCTGCGACCTGATCGGCCGCTATCTCGCGTCTCGTACGCAAGAGCCTGAGATCGATTACGTCGCTCTTCAGGCTGAGATGGACGAGGAGTTCGCTCCCCTGTCCCGTTCTCGCCGCGAAGAGTACGCCGCGAGGCTTCAGTGATGCACGCGCATCGGCGGAAATTTTCGGCTCTCACTCTCTTCCGCAATGGCCACGACACAGCGGCCATTGCCTCAATTCTTCAGATTTCCGAGGCACAGGCGCTCCAGCAATTGTCCAGAGAGCGTAGCGCCCATCTCGGTCTTCCTGATCCTTATTCAATCAATTCTCGTCCCGCTAGTGCGGGTAGTGCACCTCGGCAAACTCGCCGGGTTGCCTATGCGGGGCGGCCTTAACTCCTTCCTTCGATCCCAACCACCGCCGTCTGTGAATGCAGATGTAGCAAGGAGTGGGATCGATGAAGTCAACAGATTCAGTTGAAACGGTGAACAAGATGAGTTGCGTTTTGGCAGGCGAGTATCTCGACAAAATGATCGAGCGTGAGGCTGAGAGCTCCAACAGAGAGACGGCGATTGCAACGATCGCACGGCGCTACGGTTTTACCAAAGCTCAGATTCTGCACCTCCGTGGCGGGCGGGCCAAGGATGTGCGGATGAGCGTCTTCATGAAAATCCGGGCGGCCTATCTGGACCATTGCGAGCGTCTGATGGCCCGCCTCATCCACGAAATCGAAACCGAAAAACTGAGGTTCGGGAGTGATCATTTTCAAGGTTTGGACGCTGAAGCTGCGGCTTTGGCTGAAAAAATTCGGAAAGAGAAAGAAAGGATAGGGTGAATGGCATACGCACAATCGACGCTCGGAAATCTAGAAGAAGAGTTCCGCAGGGCCTCTTATCAGCAGACGAAACAGCACTTCAACGCGCTGGAGCATACGACCAATGTCCTGGAGGCATCTCGCGCCCTGGCCGCTCGGGTGGAGACCATGGTCCACCGCTTCACCGGGCCCTATCCAGTCTCTGCCGGTACAGGGACTGAGCCGCCATCCGGTCCAGGCATCCTTCAGCAGCTCTTCCGCGCGAGTGAAGACGCGGCAAGCGATCTCCGCCGCGCAAACGAAGCTCTCGACCTTCTGGAAAAGGAGCTCGCATGACCATCGTCAACGACACGGCAAAGGCCGAACGAGAGCGCCGCGTTAGCTTCAGCTACTACCACCGCAAGGATCGCGACATCGCGGCCAAGATCCGAGCGCTGAACGAGCAGAAGAAGGGAAACCGCCAGAACGCGAAGGCGGCGGGCTTCTCATCTGCAAAGCTCGACCACTACCTGAAATCGTTCCTTGCAGAGGACCAGCAGAAGCCGGTCGATAAGCACAGGTCCGAACGTGAAAACCTCATCTGGCTTGGTCTCATCCGCGAAGACCCGCAGGGCGACCTTCTCGCCGACCGCGCCACCAAAGAGCAAGTTACCCAGGCCAAGGGCTTCCATGCCGGTCTGAACGGTCTTGATCGCGTCTCCGGCTACGATGCCGGAAGCTCCGACGACAAGCTCTGGCTCGAATCTTACGACGCCGGCAAGGCCGAATACGAGAGCGAGATCCCCGACATCATGGCGCGCATTCAGGCCGCAGCCTCGAAAGAGGAACCGCCGGCAGACGGCGATGATCCCTTCGCAGACGCAGCGGAATAGCAGTTCCCTCCCAGGTCGCCGGTTTCCTCCCAAGACGGCGGCCCACCTGACCCCGGCGCGAATGCCGGGGAGCTTCTTCCCGAAGAGGTTTCCGTGAGCATCAAACCAGTCATTCAAGCGAAGACAGCGGCCATCCTCGAGAAAGAGGCGGAGCACTACGGCGTGACCGCGACGGCGATGGCGAAGGCAATTCTGGATACCGTCTGCCGTGAAGGCCTCGTGCACACGATGCTTGTCGGAGTTGACGTCGAGAGCTTCCAGATCAGGCGCCGTGGACGGCCGGCAACAAGGAGGACGGCGCAATGATCGTGATGGGCCTCGACCTTGCAACTCGTTCTGGCTGGGCCGTCCGCGACAGCACCCGCCATCGCTCCTCCATCCTCTGCGGCACCTTCTCCGTCGACAAGAACGACAGGGGCGAAAAGCTCGAATGGGAAGCGAAATATGCCATCGCCGCGAACAGTTTTTATCGCCTCATGAAGCAGCACCGCCCTGACTTCGTTGCGATCGAGCGGCCCGAGCATGGCGTCCGCCAGTTCAAGAAGAAGGGCAAGGCGGACCTCACCGGGCAAGAGCAGATGGTCTCCACCATCAACCCGGCCGCGCTGCAGCTCACAGGCATCGCCGGCGCCGTCATCGGCATCTGCATGCTGATGCGCATCCCTTACGGCACGATAGCCGCGACGTCCTGGCGCCCCGTCTATTACGGCAAGGGCGTGAAGCCCGGAGAGGGCGACGACTGGAAGGATCTGGCCATCCAGCAATGCCAGCTTGAGAACATCGTCCTACCGTCGACGAAGGCCGAAGCGAAGGACGCAGCCGAGGCAGTCGGCATCTGCACCTGCTGGCACAAGTGCGACCTCCCGAACATCGAATGGATGCGCCGCCGGTTCATGGAGCTGCGCAGCGGGGCATATGAGCAGAAGAGGAGCGCGGCGTGATCCTCTTCAATTGGCCATTCGGCGACCTTCAGCCCCACACATACGATTTCATCATGTCTGATTTCGCTTGGCAGTTTGCCCTTCGGTCCAAGAAGGGCGAGGCGAAGTCGGCCCAGGCTCACTACAAGGTCATGTCTCTCGACGAAATCAAGGCGCTTCCCGTCCTCGATCTATGCAAGGCAGATGCCATCCATTGGATGTGGGCAACGAATCCCATGCTGCCGCAGGCCATCGAGGTCATGAATGCGCAGGGTTTCGAATACAAGACCGCCGGAACGTGGCTGAAGACGACCGTTCACGGCAAGGTCGCTTTCGGGACCGGCTACATCCTCCGCTCGAGCAGTGAGCCCTTCCTGATCGGCACCCGCGGAAAGCCCAAGACCACAAAGTCTGTCCGCTCCGGGTTCACCGGACTCGCCCGAGAGCATTCCCGCAAGCCCGAGGAAGCCTACAAAGCCGCGGAAAGACTGATGCCTGGCGCCCGCCGCCTGGAGCTCTATTCCCGCACCGACAGGCCCGGATGGGACAGCTTCGGAGATGAAACCGGGAAGTTCGGAGAAGCAGCATGAACCAACTCATCACCCGCGCATCGATCACAGAAATTGCCCGTCACCGGGATGCCACACTTGCAGCGTTCGAGGCCGCCCGCAAAGCGGAGGCATTCGCCAAACAGAAGATGGAAGAGGCACACAGCCTGTTAAAGGTCGCGGCACCCTTCGCAGCCGGCCTATTCTCCACGCACGATGTCAAGGAAATCACCGATCGTCACTTCATCGACGGTCGCGTCTGGGACTCGGTCATCCATTCCACTCAGCTCAACCACCTCATGGACAAGAAGGCGAAGGACGAATTTCGCCAGCAGCTCATGACCGAAGCACCGGAATTCACCGAAGAGAACGCCTACGCCACGATCGAGAATTTCGCCGCAGAAGCGGGAATGATCTTCCGACGCGGCATTGCCGAGATGTTTTCCAATCTCGATCGTCGCTTCCGATCGCATAGCGGATGGAAGATAGGCAGCCGCGTCATCCTGTCTAACGCCTTCGATGTCTATGGGCATTGGAACTATTACCGCGATCATCGTTCCACGCTTCAGGACATCGAGCGTACCTTCCTTCTCCTCGATGGGCGAAAGCCGGTTTCTGACTACGCCGGGATCGTCGGAGAGATCGATCGCGTCCGCATGACGGATGGTTTCAGGAACGCCCGCCAGACCGAAGTCCAGAGCGAATTCTACACCGTCCGCATTTTCAAGAACGGCAACGCTCATGTCTGGTTCAAGCGTGACGACCTTGTCAGGCTCGCAAACCGAATGATCGGCGAATATTACGGCGAGGTCATCCCAGAAGAGCGCACGCACGAAGACGACGGCGGCCTGTATGAACCCAAGCGGGAGATGGCTAAAAATTACGGCTTCTTCCCTACGCCTGACAGCCTCGCAGAGCGCACCATAGACGCGGCCAGCCTCTACACGCGCGATGGTACGCTTCGCGTTCTCGAGCCATCTGCGGGCACGGGCCAGCTTTCCAAACGCGCCCGCAGGGAAGGAACCGTTGTCGACTGCATCGAATGCCAGCCGCACTTGGCGAACGATCTGAAAACCGCCGGCATTTACGGCCGGGTCATCTGCGCCGACTTCCTCGCGATCAATCCCACGACGACCGGCCTCTATGACCGCATCATCATGAACCCCCCGTTCGACCGCGAGCGCGATATCGATCACGTCATGCACGCGCTGAAGTTCCTCAAGGATGACGGCCTGCTGGTCGCGATCATGTCGGCCCATACTGAGTTTGCCGAGAGCCGCAAGGCAACCGCCTTCCGCGAGCACATCGCAAAGCTCAACGGCCACTTCTCCGACAATCCAATGAACTCCTTCTCGAGCGTCGGCACGAACGTCAACACGATCACGCTGAAGGTCTGGAAAAACGGGAGGAAGGTCTGGTGAATATGCACGCCCGCGACATCACCGACGAACGAATCCTCTCCTTCGGCCAGCCGGCAAGGGAACTCCCGAACAACATAGAGGCGGAGATGGCGCTGCTCGGCGCCGTGCTCGTAAACAACGCCGCCTATGACGTCCTTCCGCCGGGTCTGGATTCTCGCCACTTCTTCGAGCCCCTGCATGTCTCGATCTGGGATGCCATCGTCGACATGCGCAAGGCCGGGCGCGTAGCCAATCCGGTCACGGTCAAGATGCTCGTCGAAGACGGGATGGTCGGGAACATGACCGTTGCGCAGTACATCGCCCACCTAGCCGCGGAAGCCGTCAGCGTCCTCAATGCCCCGGACTATGCCAGAGCCATCATGGATGCGGCGGCCCGGCGCGCGATCATCTCACTCGGCAATCGAATGGATGAGGCGGCCTTCTCCAAAGACATCGAGATCATGGATCACGTCGACGCGCTCCGGGCCCGGTTCGACGAGGTTGTGAGGGCGCTGAACGGGCCGCAGAAGGCGAAGACCTTAGCGGACGCCGCAAGGCGGTCTCTGGCCTCCACGGCGGACGCCTATCAGGGCAAGGGGCTGTCGGGAGTCGATTACGGGATTTCCTTCCTCATGAACCTGATAGGGCCGTTGCTTCCCGGGCAGCTGGTCATCATGGGCGGAATGACCAAGCACGGCAAATCATCCCTTATCGAGCAGATGGTCGCCGGCGCGGCAATCAACGGTCACCCGGTTTGGGTGAACTCCGGAGAGATGAAGGACGAGGAACTAGCCCGGCGCGCATTGGCCCGCCTGACGGACGTCAAGGCATGGCAGCAAGTCCGGGGGGAAGTCAGCGGCCACGATTACGAGCGCCTCGAGATGGCCCGGCGCAACGCCGAGAGATGGCAGGAGCGGGTATTCATCCGCGATGACTCCATGACCCTGCGCCAGATAGAGCGCGAGCTGGCCGAGTTCTCGAAGTTCCATCCCGGCGGGATGGCTGTCGTCGACCACGTCGGCCTTGTCGAGAAAGACCAGAACCACGCTAGGACGAACGATGCGGAGTTCTCCTCGATCGTCACCCGCAAGCTGAAGGTCTTTGCCGGCAACAACAGACTGCCGATCGTCGCGGCCGCCCAGCTCAAGAAGAACATCTTCGAGCTCAACGAAAAGGGCGCCATCACCCGCAAAACATACATGAAGGTCATCGGCCGCCGGCCAAAGGCAGCCGACCTATTCGGATCCTGCGAAAAGGACGCCGACCACGTCATCACCCCGTTCCGCGCCGAAGCCGTCATGGAAGAGAACGAGCCGGCCGAAATGGATGACCTTCACGCCGTCTGGGAAGAAGTCATGAAGAATGTCCGCGACCGGGCGGAGATCGTGCTTGCGCTTTCCCGCCATACCAAATGGCCGCAGCGCAAAGAGGTCGCCTGGGTTGGCGGCAAGACGATGTTTGAAGATCTGAATAGATACGCGCAGGAGAGGTTCCTTTGAACGAGTTCGCTGGGTATACGAAAACTGTCCCCGGAGGCCATTGGGGCATGCTCCGCTTTGCGCGCGACGGCCAGCCCAAGCCGATCATGGGAGAAGGCGGCGCCCCGGTCGTCTTCCCGACCGAGATCGAAGCCCTCCGCGCCGTCAACCGTCATCTGCTCAAGTATTTCAACGGCGAATACCTCCGCGACGGCGCCAAGGCCGAGCGCTTCGCCGCGGCGGACAAGCTGTTCAGCCTCAAGCCGATACGGAAGGGCGGGAAGGTGATCGAGGTCGAGAGAAGGAGGGCAGGGGCATGAGCAGCTACGGTTTCTGCTTCACGTTCAAGACTGCCTTGTCGACCACCACGATCAGCGGGATTGGCTACATCTCACAAGGCCAAGCAGACCAGGGGTTTGCTGAGGCGCTTTATCAAGTCGGATATCGCGCGCCACGTCCTTGGCAATGGTGGCGATGGAGTGAACCAAAGCCAAACGAACGAGTGCTGAAGATGTTCAGGAAGTTGAGCGAGGAGGCACGCGCATGAATTATCAGCCCGTCGCCGAGGTCCGCATCCCGAGCCCGGCAGAGATTGCCGCTCGTCGCGCGCGCCTTATGGGAAAGCCCATAGAGCCCCGCCTGACGCTGGTAAGGGCCGAGCACGTCGTGATGCCGCCGAAGCCCAAGATCAACGTGGGCGGGCGTCCTCGGAAGCAGAGACCACGTCCTGAAGCAGACGACCATGTCTATGCCTACAGGCTGCACCTTCTCTCGTGCAAGGAGCATCTTTCCCCGACAGAGCACGCAAAGATGCGGTGCCTCGAGGCCCGAGTTTCCTTCGAAACGCTTAAGAGCCCGACACGATCGAGAAAGCTCGTGCCGATCCGCTCCCAGATAGCGTGGGAGCTTCGCCAGCGCGGCCTTTCCTATCCGCAGATCGGTCACGTCCTGAACAGAGATCACACAGGGATCATTCATCTGGTCCGGAAGGCGGAAGCTGCAAGGGGAGAAGCCTCTGCCATTGTATGGGTGGCACGCAAGGCACGGCAGGCGACGGAAAGCCACGAACGGCAGAAGCAGCGGCGGAAGGCGAGGGCGGAATGATCGACACGCGCGTCTACTCGATCTGCGAGGAATACGGCATCGAGATCATCGACGGCCGCGCCTATCCGGATGTGAAGCAGACGCGCGCTGTTGCCACCATGGACCGGATATTGCGAAATCGCGGTGAAGCTCACTTCCGCATGGTCATGAGCACGCTTGCCGAGACAGCCAACAATCAGGGCCAGCTCGACGAATACCTCTTCTGGGCCGTCAGCGACCTCGTGGAAGCGTGCAAGGGCATCATAGAGGATAACCCCACCAAATGGCTCGAATGCTTCGATGCGGCCCCGGTAGGGCAGCTACAATACATCGCCCGAGACCTCTCTGGCATCACCCATCAGCGACACGCCATCGCGGGAATGTTATACGAGAGAATAGTCAGAGTGTTCGGCCCCGGTGCCTCCCAGCCCGATCTTTTTGACGACAGGAGACAAGCTTGAACAAGGAAGAGATCATCGAATTGTTCATCCGCGCGGCGGAGACCGACAGGCGCTTGCCCGACACAGCGCGGCCGGCGAGACTGAAGGCTCAATCCCTCCCATATGTTCACGATCACGTCGACCAGGCCGGATGGGGCGGAGAACGCTATGCCGAGGAGCGCCAAGGCTTCTGGGATAGTCGATCGACACGGCTGCAGATACAGGACGTGAACGATTGGGAGCGCTGCAACGATCTGATCACCACCGTCGCCGACGACAGCGGCCGCCGCTGCCTCTGGCATTGGGCAATGAGCAAGATAGGAGGCCAACCATTCGCCCGCTGGTGCCGATCCGAAGGCTTCCATGTCGAGACCGGAAGACGCCGCAAAGACCGCGCGATTGCACAAATTGAATTAAGTTTTACTCGGAACTCATTGCAAAATAACGAAAACGCTCGGAACGACCTGTTGCGTGTTGGTCCGGAAATCAGCCATATTCAGGTCAACATCGCCGCTGCTGCCCAGACATACACATGGCGAGACGACGATGCTTTCAGCCCCCAGGGCATTCCAGAGCTTCGCGATTTCTCATGGGCAGACAAGCGTAACGAACGCCGCCGCCAGCGCGAGAAGAGGGCGGCATAGAGAGCCCGCTTCGGCATGGCAGGATAATGGCCCCCGACGCGCCAGTGGAGACCCGGAAGCAGTCGCCCGGGTAGCGGCAGACATTCCCAGCCCGTCTCTGTTCGCAGGGGCGGGTTTTCTTATTTCAGCGACAACGGCAAAGGAACCGTTCACATGCAAACCCCGACCTTGAAGGCAACCGACGACTCCTCGAAGGCAGTTCAGAAGACGCCGTGGCGCGTCAATCTCGAAAGCATGAAGCGCCGCGTTGCTTCCGTCGAGTACATCTATCCGGAGAGCATCCCACACATGACGATCGCCGTCGTCATTCTCGACAACGGCTACGCTCTGCAGGGCAAGTCGGCGCCGGCCGATCCCGACAACTTCAACGAGGAACTCGGCAAGCAGTACGCATACGAAGACGCCATGCGCCAGATGTGGCCGCTTGAGGCGTACGTCATGCGTGACGTGCTGGCCGGTAAAGCCTCCGTCGAGGCGGACCGCTGGCAGGAGTGACGGGCTATGCCCTACCTCGTCCTCCCCTACGACTCCGGCCCCACAGGCCTCCCCGGCATGCAGGCCCTCATCAACGAGAAGGCAGCCGAAGGGTATGCGCTCCACCAGATAATAGAGCGCAGCACGTATCATTGGGTGCTGGTCTTTAAGCGAGAAGGAGACGCGAAATGATCGAAGGTCTCATAGGGCTGATCGTCCTCCTCATAATCCTCGGCATCGTCGTTTTTCTGCTCAATATGCTCGTCGACATGATCCCGATGGATGCGCGCTTCAAGCAGGCGGCCAAGGTGTTGATCATTCTCGTCGCCGTCCTCATCGTCCTCGTGCGGGCATTGCCGCTTATCGGGGTGAGCCTGCCGTAACATGCCAGTCCTGAAGAACGCACGGCATGAGGCATTCGCGCAGGCGCTTGCTAAGGGCAAGACAGCCACAGAGGCGTATGCCGCAGCAGGCTATAAGGGCGACCGAACTGCAGCATCGCGTCTGTCAACAAATGTCAACGTCACGAAACGCGTAGGCGAGATCAAATCCAGAGTGGCCGAGAAAGCCGAATGGAGCGCGGCTGAGAGGCTTTCTGCCTTGAAAGCTATCTATGATGCCTCCGCCAAGGAAGACCGCCGTACAGCCATTGCAGCCATTGCAGAGGCAAACAAGATGCAGGGCAGTTATGCGCCCGCCAAGGTCGAGCACTCCGGCGAAATGACCGTCACCGCCAAAGAGCAACGAGATGCCGCAGTTGCAGCCGCTATTCGCGCCGACCGCTGAGGATTTCGCATTCTCGCGGCTCATCTCCTATGCCGCATACCAATGGCCGGGATATCGGGATGCAAAGCACCATAGGCTTATTGCAAGACATCTCGAGGCCGTAGAGCGGGGCGAAATAACCCGCCTCATGATTACGATGCCGCCTCGCCACGGCAAGAGCATGCTCGCCTCCGAGTTCTTCCCGGCATGGTATCTCGGCCGCAATCCAGACCATTACGTCGTTACGGCTACATACGCGCAGGAGCTGGCCGATGACTTTGGCCGTAAGGTTAAGAACCAGATCGAGGACGCAGGTTATCAGGCGATCTTCCCAGGGGTCTCCCTCGCGGACGACTCAAAGAGCGCCAAACGCTTCCACATTGACGGGAATATCGGCGGCTATGAGCATTCTATATCACAGCGCGGTGCATTTTATGCGGTGGGCGTGGGTGGTCCGCTTACCGGACGCGGCGCTCATCTGCTGCTCATTGATGACCCGGTCAAGAACCGAGAGGACGCGGAATCCGAGGTAATCCGCAAGAAGACCAAGGATTGGTACACCTCGACGGCCTACACCCGCCTTATGCCTGGCGGCCGCATCGTCATCATTCAGACGAGATGGCACGAGGACGATCTAAGCGGATGGCTGCAGGCCGATCATGCACATGAAGGCTGGACGGTTCTAAACCTGCCGGCCATCGATGATGAGGGCAATGCGCTCTGGCCCGAGCAATACGATGTGCCGACGCTGGAGAAGATTAAGCTTGCGATCGGCCCTCGTGACTGGTCTGCGCTCTATCAGCAGCGCCCAAGCCCAGAGAGCGGCGACTACTTCAAGCGCGAATGGATACACACGGTAGAGCATCTGCCGCCGCGTGAAACCATGCTCGTATATGGCGGCTCTGATTATGCCGTCACGGCTAACGGCGGTGATTATACGGTTCATGGCGTGCTCGGGCTGGATCCAGAGGGCAACCCCTGGCTCCTCGATGTATGGCGCAAGCAGGCATCCTCCGATGTGTGGGTGGATGCGTTCTGCGATCTGGTTAAGAAATGGCAGCCGATCGGCTGGGGCGAGGAGACCGGCCAAATCAAGTCTGGCGTCGGGCCGTTCCTCGTCAAGCGCATGCTGGAAACGCAAGCCTATGTGGCGCGTGAGCAGTTCGCGACACGCGGAGACAAGGCAATCAGGGCGCAATCGTTCCGGGGTTTGATCGCAACTCGCGGGCTACGTGTTCACAAGGACGCGCCGTTCCTGACCGATCTCATAAGCGAGATGATGAGCTTCCCTGTCGGCGTCCATGACGACCAGGTGGATATGCTCGGGCTTATCGGCCAGCTCATAGACAAGATGAGCGCTGGCGACAGACCGAAGCAGCCGCAAGAGAAACCGCAATACCAGTTCGAAGACGGCAAAGTGCTCGCGCCCGAGCTTCCCGGCGTTCGTCGTAGGAGATGAACATGATCCACAAAGGCCAGAAGATATACGGCCCGGATGGGCAAGGCTACGAGGCTACTCGCGACCTGACCGTCGGCACTTCGATGCGCTCGGAAGACTTGAAGGCGTTTGGTGGGGCTCCAGAGCCCAAGAACGGGACGCTTATGCCCGGCTGGCTTATCACTGCATTGGAGCAGCGCTTTGCAAGAGATTGACGAAACCGAGTTCTCCGACACGCTCGTCCAAGAGGGGGAGCCGAAGTCCTCGACGCGCATCTTGTCGGCTATCCGCAAGGCAGAGGACGCATTCAGGACTTATCAGGACACGTGCCGCCGGATTGATGAGGTCTATAGCCTCCGCGACACCTATTCCGACGATTACAACTGGCAAGACCCGGATTACGATCTGTTCTGGGCATCGACCGAGATCCTTAAGCCAGCCATCTATTCCCGTCCGCCTAAGCCTGCCGTCGCCACCATGTTCAGCGATAGGAGCAAGCTCAAGACGCAGACGGCCGAACTCCTCGAGCGCGTCACCTCGTCTGCTTTTGACCGTGCCGGCATCGACGAAGTCATGATCTGCGTGCGCGACGATCTGGCCTTGGCCAATCGCGGGCAGATGTGGGTGACGTACGAGTCGGACGAGAAGGGCGGCGGACAGCGCGTCTGCATTGAGCATCTGGATCGTCTCGACTTCCTGCATGAGCCCGCCCGTAAATGGGCCGAGGTCGGCTGGGTCGCCCGTCGGGCCTGGATGACGCGTAAGGAGATGCGCAAGCGGTTCTTCAAGCATTCGGGCGATGCCTACCAGGAAGCAGCGCTTGGCGTCCGGCGTGAGGAGAAGCGCAACGGCAGCGATGACGGCTCGCGCAAGGCCGGCGTATGGGAAGTCTGGCACAAGAACGACAACCGGGTCTATTGGGTGGCCGAGGGCTGCCCTGTCATGCTCGACGAGGACAAGCCCCACCTTGATCTGTCCGGCTTCTTCCCTTGCCCGCGTCCCGCCTATGGCACGCTTCGCCGGCGCTCTCTCGTCCCTGTTCCCGATTACGAGCGCTATGCGGTCCATTTCAGCAAGATCAACAAGCTGACGGCGCGCATATATCTGCTGCTCGATCAGATCAGGCTCAAGGTTCTCATCCCGGCCGGCGGTGACATCGCCAACGCTATAGAAGTAGCGATGACCAGCGATGATGACTCGATCGTCATCCCGGTTCCTGCCGCGGCGCTGATGACCGGAGCGGGTGCAGGCAATTACGTCCAGCATATCCCGATTAAGGAAGCGGCCGAGGCTGCCCAGATCCTCATCGCCACGCGAACGCAGATATTCGAGGATTTCTATCAGCTCTCGGGCATATCCGACATCATGCGCGGCGCCACGGAAGCGGAGGAGACGCTGGGCGCTCAGCAGCTCAAGAGCCAATACGGCTCGGTTCGCGTCCGCGATAAGGTCGAGGAACTGCAGCGCATCGCCCGCGATGTCAGCAAGATCGTCGCCGAGGTCGCCTCCGACAAGTTCTCGCAGAAGACGCTGCTCGACATGTCGCAAATGACCATCCCGACAAAGCGGGAGATCGAAAAGAAGATCAAGGAGATCGAGGACGACGCGGAGAAGGAGCTTGAAGCGCTCGCCAAGCAGGCGAAGGAGATGGCCGACCAGGCAAGACAGAGCGGCCAGCCTCTCGACCCTCAGAAGGCCCAGGAGGCGCAGCAGCAATTCCAGCAGGCGCAACAGCAGATCATCCAGAAATACGCGCCTATGCTTCAGCAGGCGTCGGATACCGTGCCGATCGAGGATGTCATTGACCTGCTGCGCAATGACCGCTCCCGCAGCTTCGCCTTCGAGATCGCCACAGACTCGACCATCCTCACGGATGAGATGCAGGAGAAGGCCAGCCGCAATGAATTCCTCGGCGCCTTCACCGCGGCCTCTCAGGCGCTCATGGGCATTGCCGCAATGGGTGAAGCCGGGGCTGCCCTTGCCGGCGGCATGCTGAAGTTTTCCGTTGCCCCGTATCGCGTCGGCCGTGAGCTCAACGGGCTCATAGACGACTTCATCGATGCAGCGCCACAGATGGCCGCACAGATGCAGCAGCAGGGCGGCAGCGAGGGCGAGGAGGCTCTTGCACAGGCCAACATGCAATTGGCCCAGGCCGAGCTCCAGAAGGCGCAGGCGCAGACCGAGAAGGTGCAGGCCGACGCAGCGCTGAAGGGGCAGGAGCTCCAGCTGAAGGCCGCAGAGGCGCAGGAGAGGGCCCGCTCCGATCAACAGAAGCTGATGCTTGAACTTGAGAAGACACGCGGCACCATCGCCGAGACCGAGGCGCGGATCGAGAAGATTTACGCCGAAATCCAGAAGATGGGCATAGATGCCGAGAACCAGACGCGCCAGCAGACGCGTGAGGACGTGAAGGCTTCGGCCGATATCCAGATGCGTCAGACCGATCAGGCCATGAATGCGCAGGATAGGCAGCGCCAGGCGATAGAGAGCGAGCGCAACGCCCAGATGAGCGAGCGGCAGCAATCGTTCCAAGAGCAGCAGGGCGAGCGCTCAGAGCAGCGTGCCGACCGGCAACAGGACTTCAGCGAACGGCAGGGCGAGCGGCAGCAGACACTGGCCGAGCGTCAGGCAGAGCGAGAAGGGGCTGAATAATGGCTGTCCGAGGAGCACCCGTTGTCATAGCCACCAATGGCCGCGGCATCGCAGTCACGCAGACCGAGCGAGGCGTCCCGCTCACTATCGCAGCAAACGGGATGGGCGTCCCGGTTGTGGTCGTCCCAAGCGGCGGCATCCCGGTCAACATCGACAATCTTCCCTGAAGGAGAATAGGAAATGGCAGACAAGCGCAGACTCGTAGAATTGAGCATGGTTCCGGAACTGGCCAAAGAGGTCGCGGCTCAGATCGAAAGCCAATCCGGCGCCGCTATCGCCAGCGTGGCCACGGTGGGCACCGCAGACGCGACCGACCTTGCCACGGCTATCACCCTCGTCAACGCGCTGAAGGCTCGCCTGAACGCGCTTATCACGGCGCTGAAGGCCTAATCGTGCGCGAGCGGTTCTGCCGTGTTTGCAGCGCATGGCACAATGTCGAGGCCTGGCCGCGCGAATGCTACAAGGTCGCGAATGTCTCGCGGTCTTCCCTGCCTGTACCGATGCTGATCAAGGACTTTGACGAGCCCGTACAGTCGGCGGCGGATGGCAAGTTCTACACATCGAAAGCCGCCTTGGCCAAGTCGCACAAGGCCAGCGGCAACCCTCACGGCATCGACTTTATCGAGCTCGGCAACGAGCAGCCGGCGTTTCAGGATTACGTCCCTGACGCCAAGCAGCGCCGTGAGGACATGAAGGAAGCGCTGCGCGACGTGGTGACCGGCAACCTGCCGCCCGAAATCGCGGCGATCCAGTAAGCCAAACCTCCTTTCTCAGACGAAGGAACATCCAGATGAACAACGAGACTGTTGCCCCGACGGGCACGGTAGCGATCGAACCTGCTTCGACAACGCTTACCCATGGAACTGTCGACATCAGCGGCGGCGGCGCCCCAAAGCTCTCCCAGGACAAGCCGGACGCCAAGGAAGGCTCCTCCCTGCGCGATATCCTCACCAACGAGGCCAAGCGCATCAACGAGGAGGACGCTAAGGACACCGACGAGGTAAAGGCCAAGGCGGACGACGCCGCGAAGGATGCCAAGGCCAAGCTCGACGAGAAGGCCGACAAGGACGCCAAGGCCGAAAAGCCGAAGGAAGAGGTCAAGGCGGAAGCCAAGACCGGCGACGAGACCAAGGAACCGGCCAAGGCCGAAAAGAGCGAGCCTGAAAAGGCCGCAACCGGGCAGGAGGGCGCGGATAAGTCTCGTCCGTCTGAGGGGCAGAAATACTCCGAAGCGCCTGCCCGGTTCCTCCCGAAGGCGAAAGAGGCATGGGTAAACGTGCCGAACGCCGTCAAGGCTGATTTCCACCGGATCTCGCAGGAATATGAGCAGGAAACGGCGCAGTACAAGGCCAGCCACGAGCGATACGAGCAGATCCGCCAGTTTGACGAGGTGGCACGCTCCAACGGTCGAGACCTGAAGGAGAGCCTTTCCAAGGTCATGGAGGTCGAGCAGGCCATTGCTCGCAATCCTTTGGCCGGGCTGGAGTCGGTTCTTCGCGAGGTAGGGCCCCGTAAGGCTGATGGAAGCCATCTCTCGCTCTACGAGGTTGCGCAGCACGTCGCCCGCATGAGCCCGCAGGAATTCTATCAGGCCTTGGGCGGCCATATGGGGCAGAATCCCCCTCCTCAGCAGCAGGCCCAGCCACAGCAGCCATCGCCCGAGATTGAAGAGCTCCGCAAGGAGCTAAACCAGATGAAGACGGCCCAGGTCGAGCAGAACATTCTTGCTCCCTTCATGGCCGAACACCCCCGGTTTTCGGAATTGCAGGATGACATCGTGTTCTTCCTGCAGTCCGGAAAAATCCCCGCGTCTCTGAGCCCGACAGAACGCCTTGAGGCTGCATATGACATGGCTGAACGGATCAATCCGCGCTCTGTGTCCGCTCCTCAGGTCGAGGAACCACGCTCGGCTGCCGCTGACCCTGTGCCTTCAGACGCAGGCACAAAATCCATCCGTGGCGCTCCCAACGGCGGCGAAGACCCGCCCGCAAGGGAGAAGAAACAATCCGTCCGCGACATGCTGCGCACTGAACTGCGCACGATGCGGGCTTAAATCCAGGAGATAGCTAAATGGCAATCGTTTCTGATCGCCAATATCGCCAGCTCCTCACGGCGGCAGTCGCAAAGCGCTCTCGTGAGGTGCAGGATATTGTCTATAACGCAACCCCTCTGACCCGCATTCTGCGCGACCAGGGCCGTATCTCGGTCAAGCGCGCCGGCGGCCCGGAGCTTCGGATTCCGATCGAGTTCGACAAGCTCCAGGCGCAGTGGTTCACCGGCTACGACAAGATCGAGATCACGCCGAAGGAACTGCTGAACTCGGCAGTCTTCAACTGGTCTCGTGTCGTCGGCATGTTCTCGCTGACCGGAACCGAACTCCTCTACACCCGCGGGGAAGAGGAAGTGATCGACCTGATGGAATTCTATATCAACGCCGCTGAAAAGTCGGTGAAGGAAGAATTCGAGACGTCGATCGTCGGTGACGGTACGGGCTCCGGCGGCCGTCAGATGATCGGCTTTGGCGGTGCCATCCCGATCGTTCCGAATGCCGGCACCTACGGCGGCATCAGCCGTGTCGATGTTGCCAACTGGCGTACGAGCACGTTCGATGTCACTACCGACTTCCCGGACATCGGCGCCACTTGGGACAGCACGACCGCTCGCCCGATCATTGAGCGCATCTCGCTCAACCGTTCGCGCAACGGCCAGTATGCCGACCTCCTGATTGCGGACGCTCTGTCCTATCAGGCCATTTCGGCATCCTTCGTCGCTCATCAGCGCTTGATGTCGGAACGTGCTGCCCGTCTCGGCTTTGCCGGTCTCGCCTATCATACCCCGGCGGGCCTGGTCGATATCGTCGCCGCTGGCGGCGTCGGCAACGTCATGCCGGCCAATACCATCTTCGGCATCGATACGCAGTCTCTGGCCATCTACGAGTTCCCCGGCCAGTCCTTCGTTCCATTCCATCCCGGCGACGGCATGCGGCCGATCAACCAGGATGCAATCGCGCAGGGCATCGTTTGGTCTGGGCAGATGGTTCTTGAAAACCCGCTGTTCAGCTATCGCCTGATCACGGCGTAACAGAGAAAGGAGAGAAGCAAATGGCAAACTCTGTTCCGTTCCGCACCACGCCGCAGCTCGGCCCGCAGCTTGACGACGTGTTCACCGGCCTCCCGTATTGGGACGGCGGTATCAACACGGCGGCGACCGACGTTGAACCCTCCTACAAGCTCGGCAATGTCGAGATGGGAGACGACGGCGGCGAATATATCTGGGTGCAGGCATCGGCAAACGTCGCCGCTACGGCAACGACCGGCACGCAGGTAACGATTACCTTCCCGGCCTATACCGTGGCGACCGGCTCCGGCGGCTTCTACACCCCTCCGGGTGTGGCGATCACCAGCGGCCAGTACTTCCACGTTCGCCGCGGCGCCTACAACGCCGTGCCGGCCTAACATCATAAGGGGGCGTCCTTCGGGGCGCCCTTTCTCTTTCCTCCCTTTCTCAGACAAAGGATCCACCCATGTCGCAGAGCGTTCCGATCGACACACGCGAAATCACCGTTACGCCGGTCTTCCAATATATCAGCATCGAGGATGTCCCCGCTTCCGAGCGCGAAGGCCGCCCGGTGATGAAGCAGATCCAGGCCGTCGAAGTGCGGTTCGCCGGGTCAAAGCTCTATTCCCCCGTTTTCCCGGTCGACGCCTTCTGGAAGCGTGACGGTCACCGCACCATCACCTACGCAGAGCGCTGGCCGGAGCAGTACCGCGCATTCCTCGAAGGAAACTCCCAGGAAGCCGCAGGAACGCCGCTGGAGATGCTGAAGGCCTACGGCATCAGCGACTCGCATTTGTCGCTCTGCAGGGCTCTGAAGGTCTATTCCATCGAAGCGCTTCACCATCTCGAGGGATCGAACCTCAAAAACCTCGGCATGGCCGCCAACGACCTGAAGCGCATGGCATCAGCCTATATGGCCGACCGGTCGAAGGGCAGCGCCACGGCCGAAGAGGTCGAACGCCTGAAGAAGGAAGTCGAAGCCCTGAGGGGAATGCTCGCCGTTCCCCCGAAGGAGCCCACGCCGCAGGAAATCGAGGAAGCAATCGCCGCGTCCGACAAGGACTATGAGGCGATGAGCGACGAGGCCCTGAAGGACATCATCCGCGAAAAGACAGGGATGCTCCCGAAGGGCAATTACGGGCATGCCTCCCTCGTCAGCATGGCCAAGGAGCTTGACGCAGCATGACCGTTCTATCCGCGATGCAATCGGCGGCTATACGGCTTATCGGCCGCAAGCCAACGACTTTCTTTTCCAGCACGCAGCGTTTCGAGCAGGAGATCGTTGACCTCGCCAATGAGGTAGCCAAGAGCATCGCGGATAACAACGACTGGCAGGCGCTGACGCGCATTCACACGATTACCGGCGACGGTACGACGACGGCCTTTGCCATGCCTGATGACTATGACCGCATGCTTCTGGATTCGCGCATCTACGACTCCGAGAGCTGGGCATGGGGCTATCAGCGCATCGTCCGGGCTGATGAATGGCTGGAATTCACCATAAGGGATTTCGCCGTCATCACGCCGGGCATGTGGACCATGCTTGAAAACCAGTTCCAGTTCCTCCCGGCGCCGGCCGATCAGGCGAGTGCGAAATTCCTCTACATCACGAACAAGATCGTCAAGGACGAGAACGACGCAGGGAAAACCAGCTTCACCGCGGACAGCGACACCTTCGTCTTGAATGAACGGCTGCTGACGCTCGGCCTCATCTGGCGCTGGCGTGAGCAGAAGCGGATGGATAGCGGCGCCGACGAGGCGAACTTCAACCAGCTTTATTCGGAATTGGCGGGCAGGGACGGCGGCGCCCGTCCGATTATTCGCAACAGCCGCCATAATCTCTATCGAGGCAATATCGCTTGGCCTTGGCCGCTCGGGGGGCAGTAATCCATGTTCATGCGCCCTGCCGTTCAGGAGAAGACTATTCTCCGGAAGGCTCAGACCTACCGTTTCCCGGCGCCTATTGCCGGTTGGAAGGCGAACGAGAACATTGCCGCGCCTAACCCAGGGCCGCAGGGCGCCATCGTCCTTGAGAACATCTTCCCGACCGCGACCGGCGCACAGATCCGCAGAGGGTCGGCCATTTATGCCACTCTCGGGGCAGGGGACTCCGACGTAACGGCGCTGTTCACCTACAATTTCGGCAACAACAAGCGTTTCTTTGGCTCGACGACCACGACCGTCTACGACATCACGACCATTTCCTCTCCGATCAACTATCAGCTTTCGACCGAGGACAGCGACCACATCGTGGACGACCTCGGCAATTTCATCGGCCAGCTCTCGACGGGCGGTCTCGAGGCGATCGAGGGGCTATCGGGCGGCGACTGGATCGATGAGCAATTCGCGACGACCGGGGGCAATTACCTCGTTATCGTGAATGGCGAGGATCCGATGCACGTCTTCGACGGCTCGGCCTGGTATGCCATCAGCGATGCGCCGGTTAATCGCCTGAACTATGACGCAGAGACGGCGCCCTTCACCGTTGGGCAGACGGTTACCGGCGGAACATCAGGCGCCACGGCAACGATCGTCGATGTGGTAGACAACGGCACGACAGGTCATCTGATCCTAGGAACCGTTGCGGGCGGCCCGTTCCTGGACAATGAACCGCTCACCGATGGCGCGGGCGGCGCGGCCACCGCAGACGGCGCAATCATCGCGCTCTTCGGCACCATCACCGGCACCAAGCCCGACGGCTCACCGCTGCTGACGAGCGATTTCAGCTATGTCTGGGCCTATAAGAACCGCCTGTTCTTCATCCTGAAGGACAGCCTCGATGTCTATTATCTGCCGGTCGATCAGATCACCGGGGCCGCAACGCTATTCCCGATGGGAGCGCAGTTCAGCCTTGGCGGCAAGCTGATGATCGGGACGACATGGGCGCTCGATTTCGGCAACGGCCTGAATGACAACTGCATATTCATGACCGATGAAGGGGAAATCGTTGTCTACAACGGAACGAACCCTGCTTCGGCTGCGGATTGGCAAAAGGTCGGCCGTTATCAAATGGGTAAGCCCAGGGGCCCGAAGGCGTTCATGCGTGCCGGCGGTGATCTGGTATTTGCTACCGACATTGGCTTTGTACCTCTTTCTCAGGCTCTTCAAGTTGATTATTCCGTCTTGTCGTCGTCTGCCGTCTCCTATCCCATCGAAACGGCTTGGAATGAGGCCGTCTCTCTTCGCTCGTCTGCGTCGTGGGATTGCATCGTCTGGCCTGAAAACCAAATGGTGGTCGTCTCGCTCCCGACCGTGAACGAGCAACCGCCTTCCATGTTTGTCACCAATGCCCGCACAGGCGCATGGGCGAACTTTACGGGCTGGAGCGGCACTTGCCTTGAGATATTCAACGGGCGCCTGTTCTTCGGCTCTGAGAACGGCAAGGTTGTTGAGGCATATGTGACCGGCCTGGACCAGGGATTGCCCTATACGGCCGCCTACGTGCCGCTGTTCACCGATTTCGGGAACTCCGGAGCCGAGAAGATCGGCGGCATGGCCCGTATGCAGACCCGCGGCCCCTATGACATTCAGCCGCTGCTGTCTTGCCAGGAAAACTATGTCGTCGACCTTCCGCCGCCGCCCTCGGCAACCTTCGTTCCGGGCGGCTCGCAATGGGGCGTCGGCATATGGGGACAAAGCACCTGGGGTACGGCTCAGACAAAGACATGGCAGGGCGATTGGTACAGCGTCGGCGGGCTGGGCTATGCCCTATCGCCTAGCGCGCAGGTTACGAGCGGTTCGGTGATCCCGTTGGACACGGAAATCGTCGCAATCGACTTCAGCTATGACATTTCAGATTGGGGCGCATGATCGTTCGGGATGCTCGCGTGGCTGAATTCGTCGGCCAAAAGATCGGCGTAACCTTCAGTCCGCCCCTTACCTGCCTTGGTATAGAGAAGGACGGGGAGATCGTCGGCGGCTTCGTCTTCAATAGCTATGAAGGCGCCGACATTCACGTCTCAGCGGCCGGCAGAGGGGCAACCAAGGGCTTTCTCGCCGAGGTCGGCCACTATGTCTACGACGTCCTTGGATGCGAGCGCATGACCGTCATTACGGAAAAGGCTTCCGTGGTGCGATCGGCCGAGCGTCTGGGCGGTCAGGTGGAGGGTTTGATGCGCAATCATTTCGGCAAAGGTCGCGATGCTTTCCTTGTTGGCATCCTGAAAGAAGATTGGAAGTTCTGAGATGGTCTCAACGCCAAAGGCACCGGATCCGCAGGCAACCGCGCAGGCTCAGGCCGGGATGAACCGCGACACGGCTATTACGCAGTCGCAGTTGAACATGGTCAACCAGCAAGGGCCATATGGCAGCCTGACCTACAACCAGACGGGAACGTCGAAGTTCAAGGACAGCAACGGCAAGTGGATCGAGACGCCGACCTATACGGCGACGACGAGCCTTTCGCCCGAGCAGCAGGCCATTCTTGACCAGACGCAGAAGGCCAATCTCAATCTCGGCACCATCGCCAATGAGCGCTCGGCCTTCCTGAAGGACTATCTTGCCCAGCCATTCGATGTGAACGCCTCGACCGAGGCCAAGATCAACGAGCTCGGCTCGTCCCGCCTCGATCCGCGCTTCGCCCGCGAGCAGGAGGCTTTGCGCACGCAGCTCATCAATTCGGGCATTCGTCCCGGATCGGCGGCCTATTCCGCGGCGATGAACGACTTCGGGCAGACCAAGAACGACGCCTATAACCAATTGGCGCTCACCGGCCGGCAGCAGGCGTTCCAAGAGGCGAGCTACGAGCGCGCGCAGCCCCTGAACGAAATCAGCGCTTTGCTATCTGGAGCCCAGGTCACGCAGCCTAGCTTCGTCAGCACCCCTCAGACCAGCGTCGGCGGCGTCGATTACACCGGCCTCGTCAACCAGAAATATCAGTCCGAGCTTGCGGGTTCACAGGCCAAGATGGGCGGCCTCTTCGGGCTTCTCTCGGGCGGCATCGGCCTTCTGTCGGATCGGCGGGCTAAGACCGACATCGTTCCCGTCGGCAAGCTCGATAATGGCCTGACGGTCTACAGCTACCGTTACAAGGGTGAGGACGCGACACAGATCGGCCTTATGGCGGATGAAGTCGAGCAGGCTATTCCGCACGCCGTCTATGAAGGCCCCAACGGGTTCAAGCGCGTTCGTTACGATATCGCCGTGGAGATGGCCTGATGGCTATAATGGAACCGTTCATCTGGGGTGCAGGCGGGTCAAAGAAGACGCCGGAGCAAATCGCCCGCGAGCGTGAAATCGCTGAAAGCATCCTTGCGCGAGCCGGAGATACGAGCCCGGTAGGGCATTGGACGCAAGGGGCGGCTCGTGTTCTCGATGCCCTTGGCGGCGTTGCTCGCGAGCGTCGGGCGATTGCTGGCGAGAACGAAATCGCCGGCGTAAACGAAGGCTTGATTTCCAGCCTCCTCGGCGGCTCCGCGGCGGCTCCTGCATCGCCTGCAGCTATCCCGATGACGTCGGCTGCCGCAGAGGTTTCCGCCACGTCGCCATCGCTTGATGTGGATCCGGCTATCCGTGACGGCATTGTCCAGACGGCGAGCGCCCTAGGCGTCGATCCCGTCGATCTGGCGACCGCTATTTCCTATGAGACGGCCGGCACCTTCGATCCGACCAAGACGGGCCCGACGACCAAATGGGGCACCCATCGCGGCCTTATTCAGTTCGGCGAGCCCCAGGCGCAGCAGTATGGCGTCAATTGGGATGATCCGATCGGCTCCCAACTCGGGGAGAACGGCGCCGTCGCGAACTATCTGCGCTCGACGGGCGTCAAGCCGGGGATGGGTCTTCTTGACATCTATTCGGCCATCAATGCGGGCGGCGTCGGTCGCTACAACGCTTCGGATGCTGCTGCGGGAGGAGCGCCTGGCACTGTCCGCGACAAGGTCGAGCAGCAGATGGCCGATCATCGCGCCAAGGCTCTTGCTCTTCTCGGGCAAGGAGCAGCACCGCAGGCCGATACGCCGGAAGCAGCTATTGAAGCAATAGCCCCCTCGGCTTCTTCGGCTTTGGCTCCCGCTCTCGATGCCCCCCGCGAAGTCGCTGCTATGCCCGTCGCAGAAGCGGTTGCTACGCCCGCGCAAGCCCCGGTTCAGGTCGCGCAGGCCTCCGGCATCAATCCCGCCATCATCGAGGCCCTCACCAATCCGCAGGCAACGCCGCAGACGCAGCGCATTGCGGCCATGCTTCTCCAGCAGGAGCAGGAAAAGCAGCAGATGGCCGAGGAGCAGCGCTTGCAGGCGGCCGATCCTCTTCGGCAATTGCAGATCAGGAAAGCGCAGCAGGAACTGGAACGCGGCCAGCCACTCGTCAATGCCGGGGATGGTGCTGTCTACAATCCTAATACAAACGAGTGGCTTCGGGCCCCGAATGCGGCGCAAAAACCCCCTCAAGTCGTCGAGTTGTTCGATGAAGCCTCCGGCCAGCCTTACAAGGCAACGTGGAACCCCGAAACGCAGGAATTCGAGCGCGTGGGCGGCGTCAAGGCGCGCTCCGGTATGTCGATCAAAACAAACCCGGACGGCACAATAGAACTGACCGAAGGCGCTATCGGCGGCATGCCGAAGCTCACAGAGGCAGAGGGCCGGAACTCCGGCTTCTACGGTCGCGGCGTGGAGTCTCACAAGATCCTCAGTGATCTTGAGGGAGAAGGAACCAGCCTATTGAATAAAGCGGCCGACGCTGTTCCTGTCGTCGGAAACTACATCAAGGGCGAAAACGCGCAGAAATACGGGCAGGCTAAGCGCGACTTTATCAATGCGGTCCTTCGTCGCGAGTCTGGCGCAGTGATCTCGCCGGAAGAATTCGCAAATGCGGATCAGCAATATTTCCCGCAGCCCGGCGACGGTCCCAAGGTTATCGAACAGAAGCGCCGGAACCGCGAGACGACAATCCAAGGCTTGAAGATCAGCGCGGGGCAGGGCGCCGCCTTTGCCGTCCCCTCAGACCAGGCGCCGCAGAAGAAGCGGCTGAAATTCAACCCAGCAACCGGAGAGCTTGAATGATCGAGGTCGAGCTTCCCGACGGTACTATTGCGGAGTTTCCGGACGACACGCCGAATGAGGTGATCAAGGGCGCCCTGCAGAAGCGTTTCGGCGCTCCAGAAACACAAGGCCAACCGTCGGCCGATTTGCGCTCGGAACTGTCTGGCATTACGCAAGGGATGACCGGCGAACTTCCCGGAGGCAATCTTCCGGCTGCTCGCTTTGAGGCTATGCCCGATTGGCAAAAGCCTCTCGTCGCCACACAGGATGTGCTCGATCTTGCGGCAAATGGTGCAACGTTCGGCTTCGGAAACAAGCTTGCCGCCGGTCTCCGCGCACCGTTCACCGACAAGACCTATGCGGAAGAGCTCGGGAGCCTGCGCCAGCGGGACGAGGAAGCCCGCCAGCGCGCAGGAAGCGCCGGAGTGGCTGCGGAGGTAGTAGGAGCGGCCGCAACGCCTGTAGGGCTCGCTAATCGCGGCGCCACGGTCGCGGGCCGCTTGGGCACTAGCGCAATGACTGGCCCGTCTGGGCGTGCTGCCCGTTCCGCTCTCATGGGGGCAGAGGGTGCTGGATATGGCGCGCTCACCGCGGCCGGCAATGATCAGGATATCTCAGAAGGGGCTGGCTATGGCGCGCTAGGCGGTGTGGCTGGCAATCTTGTTGGGGAGGCTGTTGCGGCTGGCGTCTCTAAGGTCGCGGGCGTTTTCAACAAGAAGCCGACCATCCCGCAGCTAGAGGATTTGCAGCAATCGGCCCAGAACGCTTACAGGCGGGCAGAACAGGCCGGCGTGGCCTATACCCCTAAAGCTGTCGATCGCCTTAACCAGAGTGTCGTCAAATCGCTCACCGATATCGGCTATGACCCGGCTCTGCAGCCTGGCGCTGCGGCTGTCGTGCGGAGGCTAGAAGAGATCCAAGGTCAGAATGTCTCGCTCGGCGGTCTCGATACGCTCCGTAAGGTCGCCAGCAATGGCTTCATCCCAGGTAACCAGTCGAACAACAAGGCGATATCCAGCATCATCGAGAAGATCGATGACGTCATAGGAAACCCTTCGTCGGGCGATGTCCTCATGGGAGACGCGCAAGGAGGGGCCGAAGCGCTGAAGGAAGCCCGCTCGCTGTGGTCCCGCATCGCCAAGGCCAACAAGGTACAGGATGCGGTCAGCAAGGCGGAATTGCGCGCGGCTTCGACCGGAAGCGGCGGCAACGTCGACAACGCGACCCGGCAGAACCTTCGCCGCCTCCTCGAAAAGCCACGCGGCCTAACCGCGGATGAGCAAGAAGCCATTGAGACAGTCGTCAGGGGAACGCCCGGACAGAACGCACTCCGTCTAGCCGGTAAATTCGCCCCTACAGGCGTTGTCAGCGGCGTTCTGAGTGGTGGGGCGGGGTTTGGTGTCCTTGGCCCTCTCGGGCTTGCTGTGCCGCTTGCAGGGGCCGGAGCAAAGGCAGCAGCCGATGGCATCACTCAGCAGAACGTCAGGAAGCTCGCGGAGATAATTCTGGCTGGTGGCTCACGCTCTGCCACGCAGGCGGCGCCGAACGCCGTTCAGAGATTGGCCGAGTCGAAACGCGAAGCTATTGCCCGCCTCCTCATGAGCGTCGGCGCCTTCGAGGCTGGAACCCCGACCAGATAGCAGCCACGCGAAAAGTAGGATGAACAGCGTTAGCGCCGTGTAATCGCGCCAATCCCATATCTGCTCCGAATATCTCGGAAGGATGAAGATCAGCGCAATGGTGATGTACGAGCACACAACGGCGAACGGCATTAAATCCCTTTCTTGAAAAATCGAATCCTACACGACCTAACCGAGCCTCGCAATCGCGGGGCTTTTTGCATTGGGAACAAGCGATGCCCTTTGATTCTAACGGTGTATACAGCCTCCCACCTGGCTATCTGGCGGTAACCGGCCAGACTATCCTAGCGGCTCAGCACAATCCGCCGCTGCAAGACTTGGCAGCCGCAATGAGCCAGGTGCTGTTGCGCTCGGGTGTAGCTCCTCTGTCTGGAAACATGTCGGCTGCAGGATTCAAAATAACCAATGCGGCGAATGGGTCTGCAGACGGCGACTACGTCACTATGGCCCAGCTTAGCGAGGTGATTGCCTCAATCGGCAGCTCCGCCCCTACAGGCGCGGTCAAAGGGTTCCGAAGGAAGACGGCTCCGGCTGGATGGATAGTTGAGAATGGCGGCACAATCGGTTCCGCTTCATCCGGTGCCACCAATAGGGCGAACGCCGACACGGAAGACCTTTTTACCCTTCTCTGGACGGAATTCACCAACACAGAGCTACCTATCCAGAATAGCTCAGGGGTGGCGACCACGCGGGGAGCTTCTGCCGCGGCAGACTTCGTCGCCAACAAACGCATGCCTCTCTTCGACTCTCGCACACGCTTCCTACGTGGTTCGGACAATAGTCTCGGGTTCGATCCGACGCTTATCGTCGGTGTCTCGCAGGCAGACATTATCAAGAACCACGTTCATCCGGGCGAGACGGAAGAAGATGGCGATCATACTCACGGGTATTTGCGTGGCCTTGGAAGTACTGGAATAGGCGCGGAGCCGGGAACCGGGGGAGCTACGTCCGGGACGACGACCGGGACCGGTCGCCACAAACATCAATTTGAAACGGACAACAACACCGGGGGCAGCGCGACGGAAACGCGCCCGCGTTCGTCCGTTGTTCTCTTCTGCATCAAGCTTTGAGGCTCACCTAGATGGCTGAAATTCAAATTCGGGATCTCCCCGAGGCGCTTCCTGCTGTCCCGACGGATTGGGTCGCTATCGATAACGTCACAACCCGGAAAGTCTCTATAGCGGACCTCGTCGACGTCGGGAGACCTTTCGCTTCACAGGCAGAGGCAGAAGCCGGCCTGAACTCGACAAAGGTTATGTCCCCGCTGACGACTGCCCAGGCGATAGCATCGCAAGGCGGTTCTATCTTTGCCTCAGCGGCTCAGGGATTGCTTGCCTCTACTGCTTTACAGCCTTCCGCAATCGGATCCTCAGTACAAGCATTTGACGCGGATCTGACCGCTATTGCAGGTCTCACGAGCTCTGCAAATAAGGCCCCATATGCGACTGGCGCCGGCACTTGGGCGATGATGGACGTTACGGCCGCTGGTCGCGCGCTCCTCGATGACGCAAGCGCCGCTGCTCAACGCACTACACTAGGGTTGGGAACCGCCGCCACTGCGAACACGGGAGATTTCGCCACCTCCGCACAGGGAGCGAAGGCAGATACTGCGGTGCAGCCTTCCCGCACGATTTCTGCAGGTACTGGATTGACGGGAGGCGGCGACCTTTCTGCTAACCGGTCTGTGGGGTTGTCAGCCGCCTCCGTAGCCTCCCTCGCGCTCGCCGACGCAGCGGTCCAGCCGAGTCGTTCAGTGTCTGCCGGGGCCGGATTGACCGGCGGCGGGGATCTATCGGTAAACCGGTCTATTGCGCTAAATGCCGCATCGATTTCCTCTCTTGCTGCGGCCGATGGTGCCGTGCAGAGGAGTGGAGACGTATCAACAGGCGATCAAGCGATACACAACACCGCTAATTCTGCCTCCGGTCCGCAAATCGTCCTCGGAAAGAAACATGGGGCGCTGGCGCCGCAAGCGGGAGACGTGCTCGGCCAGGTGTCTGTCCGGTCAATCATGGCCGACGATAGCTTTTTCACGCATGGTCTTATACGGGCAATCGCGACGGAGAACCACAGCAGCACAGCACGCGGGTATCAAGGGAACGCCTCGTATATTCCTCTCGGCGGAACGGGTATCCGAGACGCTATGTTTTGGGGAGACGACGGCGTACAAGGGCGCGGCAGTGGCAGCTACGAGCAATTTGTCGTTACGCCGCGTGGCTGGGGAGCGGGGCCGTCCTCTGCTGTAGCTACCAATGACACGGCTTTTGCGGCGCTCATAGCCCGCAACGGCAACCGGATGATCGACCTACAAGGGGAAACGTGGCCGGTCAGCGCGGTGCCTACGGAGAACGCCTTTAATGGCTTCTGGCGCGTCCCTAACTTCGACGCCGGCGCGACGATCGATCTCCCGGCGAAGCAGACTTTGGATTGGTACGAGTGCCAGCTTGACGGCGGCAGTAAGTCTATTTCTTGGCCACAAGACACAATGGCTCCCTACAACGGTCTTGTATATCTCGGCTATATGGCTGGTACTGGCCACGACCCCGGTACATTCGACTGGACACTCGCCACGTCTAAGAACCAATGCAAAGACTTCACGCGGATTGAGAACGGAATTTCTTTCAACTTCGGCGCGGTAGAGGTTGAGGTCTGGTCTCACACTGTGATGCCTCCGGATCCATCTCTGTCGCCTTTTGCAGGGCCTGTCAGTGTTGCCCTGGCACAGGACGGTACGAACTTGCGGCTTTTTGCTCGCCAGCTGGCTCAATACGATCAATCCGGTGCGGGTGGGGGAATACTAGTCAATGAAGGTTCGTGGTCAGCCGGGTTCGATCTCGGCGCCGCGTTGCGCACTGCCGTCAACAGCGCATATGGTGTCGTCACCTCGGGTATTCCGACACTTTGTCACTCACTTTCGGTGCGTGGCGCAGTAGCTGCAGATGAAGGTAATGCCTACTTCGGCTTCCACGGCCTCTCCGGTGCATCCGCAGGGCCGTATATCTCCTTCTTGAACTCGGATATCCGCGATGGCACGCCAGCAGTCGGCTTTGTCGGCCGCATCGGTTTGTTGACAGAAGGGGTCGAGCCTACTGTCGCGTGGCACCATGTCTCGGGTAGCACTCGGCTATGCGGTTTCATTCGCAACCAAGGTACTGCGTACCCGATGCGCTTTTGGGAGGCTCTAGGGGGCGCTAGCCAAGCTGGTGTGGAAGGCGCCAACATATATAGCCATCCAGCCGGCGGCGCGTTCGCAACGCTGTCGCCTGTTCCCTGCCGTATGCGCCCTAAGCGTAAAGGCGCTACTTCAGGATGGGTTGCTACTTCTGAAACAATAGACGGAGATGATACCGATGAATTGCACTTCGCCTTCACCGGAAAGCGTACACGTTCAGACGCGACACCAGGCAAGGTAGGTCTCTATTGGGGCAGAGTGACGCGCAGCGGAGGTGTTTTCGGAAACATTTGGGCACGCGCCAAGATCGTCAAGATTGCCGATTTGTACTTCGCTAACGCAAACGCTGTCGAGAATTCGAACCAAGTCGGCGTTTCGTCTATGTGCTTCTCGGACGCGAACACGCTGCACATCGCCGCGTCGACTGAAACGCCGGCGATCAAGGCCGATTACGACGGCCAGTCGCTGCTCAAAGTCATTACGATCAAGCTGCATGACAGCTACGCCGACGCGGCGGAACGTGAACTTTACGACACAGGCCTTACGCGCCCGACCTTCGTCCAGCGCACACCGGAATATACGGCTTACTAACGTCACTCGGCGGCTTCAGCGCGGGGTAAATGAATTGCTCTGGCGTTGGGGTCAAATTGCTCAATATGCGGGATCACGGAAAGAATACTCACGTGATCCCGTACCTGTTCGGTGCCAGCATTCCGTATTCCGGAAGCCGCGAAATCAGCCAAAAGCTGGCGCCCTATCGAAATTGCGCGCAGCGAAGGCTTCGCTTTCGGCGCGTACATTAGCGTGCTGGAACTGATGCCTATAACGGCTGGGCATGCCGAGTGGAGTGCCAGATATTCCGCCGGGACATGGGCGCCTTCCATGATAACGAACATGTCAGACAGACCGAGCCGTTCGATGGTTGTCCTATAGATGGAGACAACCGCATCGCTCTCGCGCGGGTGCATCTTAATGACGACTCTATACCCATTGCCCTCGGCAACGCGCTGCAGCAGGTTTAGAACCATCGGGATTTGCACGTCTGGTTTCAGATCGAAACGCTGCGAGGCGAATATCGCCGTTCTGCCATCAACCTGATAGGCGTCTACCAGTTCGCGAGCCAAGGCAATGTCATTGGCGTTATCGTATCTAGGCCGGTGCTCGCGCATCTCGGCCGATGGGAACAGTTCGGCGATAACGTCTGGGTTCGTGGAGTAGACGGTTTCAAACTCGCCCCAACCGCTCAGAAAGGGTTTGTGCCTACGCGATAGGATGCGTTGCTGTATTTGGGGCGTCTTGTAGATTTCCCACCCTGTTTTCCCGATCAACCAAGGGATCAACGCAGCCTGGTGAAGCGTCTTGACGATCGGCACGATGATATATCGGGTAAGCGGGTAGTTCTTCCACACACGCCTGTAAATTGTGTTGAGAGAGGACCTTATCGTCGGCTTCTGAAAAGATTGGTAACCAGGAACCGTATTCTTCAGTATCGCGGTTCCTTCTTCAAATAACGCAATGGGAATGCCGCGGTTCTTCGCCTCTCCGCAGAGGATGGCGTAGTGGCGCTCAAAGGAGCAGACGAAAAGGCGTTGCGGTTTAACGTCGTCGAGAAGCTTGGCGTAGACCTTCTGGTCAAAGTCGGCGGCTATGGCGCTGATGTCGTTTGAAGCGGGGTGGATTTCTACCCTTCGGTGAGTGGCTACGATAGACGGGTCTACCGCAGCCTCCATCATCGCCGGCATCGCCAGATTTTTCCTCGTGTAGAGGATTGCCATCTCGACGTTCGTCAACCCTAGAGACGACGCCAATTCCTGTGCCTGCTTTGTTTGGCCGATCTGGGCCACGACGAATAGACATTTCTCGGACGGATTGAGACCCGGCATACGCTTCCCCCAGCCACCATAGCGGGAGAAGTCTATATAGCCGCGCCCTCCCTCCCTCAACCCTGAATTTAGGCGGGTGGGCTGCTTTTCATCTCAAAGCAACAGGTGAAATTCATGAACAAGACGGTGCAGTCTCTGCAGCGGCGCTTGATCGCGCTTGGATTCCCGCTGCCCAAATATGGAGCGGATGGGGATCCAGGCGGCGAGACGATCGCGGCCGTGAATGCGGCGCTCGACGAGATCGAGAAGCTCCGGGGTGGGAAGCCGTTGGCGCCGAAGCCTTCGCCTCCTCAGCCGTCCGCCTCCTCGATCGTCCCGGCCGAATGGATGCCAGAGGCCAAGATGGGGCGGGTCATCGTGCATTGGACAGCGGGCACTCACAAAGCCAGCGAGCTTGACCGGGCCCATTATCACATCCTCATCGAGGACGACGGGAAGCTGGTCCCCGGCATCCCCTCGATTAAGTTGAACGAGGCACCGGCGAAGAAGGGCTATGCCGCTCACACGCTCGGCGCCAACTCTGGATCCATCGGCGTGTCGCTCTGCTGCATGGGCGGGGCGAATGAATCGCCGTTCGATCCCGGCAAATACCCGATGACCCGCGCGCAGTGGGATGCGCTGACATCCGTCGTCGCCGACCTCTGCCGGCGGTACGCGATCCGGATAACCGATATGACCGTCCTGTCTCATGCCGAGGTCGAAAACAACCTGGGCATCAAGCAGAGAAATAAGTGGGACATCACCCGCCTTGCCTTCGACCCGTCCGTGAAGGGCGCCAAGGCCTGCGGCGACAAGCTGCGCTCTGAAGCCAAAGCCAAACTCTAATCCTCAACGACCAAGGAACCAGACCATGCGTTCACTGATCTTTGCATCAGCGGCGGCGCTTTCGCTCGCCTCCTGCCAGACGACGTCTATCGACGGCGCCATTCAGCGCAACCTCCCGCAGATTTGCTCTGCGGCCGCAACGGCTCACTCGGCCTTCGTGGTCGTCGCCAGCACCGGCAACATCAAGCAGCGGACGGTTGCACGCGAGGCGGCCGCCTATGCGGCGCTGGAAGCCATTTGCAGAGACCCCAGCACGGTCACAGCAGCGACGGCGCTCGTCCGGGCCGCCGAGGCCTACGCAGCGATAACGCTCGCCCTGCGCGAAGCCAAAGCCGCAGAATAGGGAGGGCGCCATGAACACCGCACAAGCGAAACTCGAGAACAAGATCGCCGCGGCGGTCATCACGACCGTTGGCGACCCGACGGTTCCCGCCCAGCCGGCGTCCGCTGGCCCGATCATCGACGCCGTGACGCACAAGATCTCGTCGGAAATCATTCACGCGACGAACAATGAACCGTGGTGGCAAAGCCGAGTGACCCTCGGCGCCATCCTCGCGGCGGCTGCCGGCGTGCTCGGCCTCTTCGGCTTCGCATTCCCAGCAGAGGTACAGGGCAAGGTCATTGAATTGATCATCGCCCTCGGCCCGGTCATCGGCGGCGCAATCGCTCTCTATGGACGCTGGGTCTCTCGAAAGCCGATCGGGGAATAATCGAAGAGGCCGGGCAGCCCCAGGTGCAGCGGGGCGCCCGACCTAACCGGCGCGACACAGGGGCATCGCACCGGCTGGCGTCAAGGCTACCAGTCGATAGTTCCCAGTTCGTGAACAAATAAGAGATGGCAGACAGGGGCAGTAATGGCAGAAGCGGAGATAGAGATGCCAAACGGCAACGGCTTCGACCCGATGGCCTCATGGGCTCGGCTCTCGGAAAGGGTCGAGAACCAGGGCAAAGATATTATAGATTTACGCTCGAACATGAACACCGGGTTCCAGGGCGTAAATGCAAACCTTGCTACCCTCTCCAACGAGTTGCGGAATTCCAGCAAGACGCAATGGCCGGTCGTCTGGGCGGCTCTCAGCGTCGGCGTGACGATCCTTGCCGGTCTTGGCTTCATGGCCCTGCAGCCGATCAAGGACAACACGCTGCGGCTGGAGAATGCCATCGTTCGGGTAGCCGAAACGACCGTCTCTCAAAAGGAGATGGAATGGCGGTCGGCCCGAGGCGCCGAGGATCGGAAGCGCTCGGAGGATGCCTTTAACGAGATCCGGGCGAACACCGTCGCGCGCAACGAATGGAGTGAGAGGAACAGCGCTCGAGATAACCAGATCGCGGAGATCAGCCGGCGCATCGACGAGCTGCGGCAGGACGTCGGATCGCAGTACACGACCCGAGACGTGCTGCTCTCGACGCAATCCGAGGTGAAGGATCTGCGCAACCAGCTCCGCAGGCTTTACGAGTCCAGCATCCTTTCGGGGGATTCGGACGCATCGAGGGATGTCAGCCCTTAATCGCTGGAATGCTTCTTCGCATATTCCTCGGTCGCGGGCGCCGGCGAGAACATATAGATCAGATCATTGCAGCCGAGCCCGCAGCTCTCCCACTTGGTCGGCCGCACCCACTTCGGGCACGTCTGGCCGATCAGATCGATGAAGTCCCGTATCGGCATGTCCGGACCATGCTTCTCTATCAGGCGCGCAACGTTGTAACGCCCCTTGCGTCCGCATGCCGAGCAGTTCAGCACCATGTGCGGGAGAGTGAAGTCGGCGAGGGTTTTCGGCGGCTCTTGCGTGGGCATTTTCGTTTTACACTTGAGTTTCGGCGAGTCTGATTCTATTGAGCATTTCTCGGCCTCATTTTACAGGCGAGATTACGCCAGTCGCTTGTTTTTGCTTTAGATCATCTGAGACTCTTAATCAGCGGGTCCACGGTTCGAGCCCGTGATCACCCACCATTCTTCTCTTCTTCTCAAAGATCCGTTCATTGCTTGCCGGATACCAATGCCTTGCTTAAGGCATGGACACTCGTTCCAAGCTTTTGAAAGTACGCGCTTCCGCATGGAAAAGCGTTACACATTTTTGCTGGAAGTGCCCAAAGCCGACAAGCGGGATTCCGCATAGGCGTCGTGGCCGTCATTTGCCCGTTCGATCTCGTGCGTTGCAGCACGAGCAAGAAATCCAGACCGCGTAAGGCCGTGGGCTTCGGCGAAGGCATCTATCTGCTTCAGGACACCTTCGGGAAGCGTAACGTTCACTCGAATGGCTCTTTTTGCCTCGGTTTTCACCGCGACGAGAATAGCGACGCAATCCCTGTTCTCGGCGTCGGACATGACAACCTCAAGGGAGGAGGGCTCCGGGATGGCCTCGCCGTCCTCTACCAGCCCTTCAATATGCAAGGCCAAGGCTTCCTCTGCCATAGCGCGCGCGTCGTCGAGGTCGGCACCGGCGGTCACGACGCCGGAAAAATCAGGAAAGGAAACGCCGTAATCGCTCTCGGCGTCCTTGTGGATCAATCCGATATAGTTGCGCATGGCCTTACCTCAATTTCAAACCGGACTGCTTTTCAATGCTCCTGAGGGTACCGATTGGTAGATCCCTCTTCGGGTGAGGAACGGTAACCCGGCCGTGCTTTTTCGGATGTTTGAATTGAACGTGGCTGCCCTTGGTCGCAACCTCGTACCATCCGTCCTTCTGCAATGCTGCAATAATGTCGCCGCTCTTCATCTGATACGACAATACACACGCATGTGTATTCGTCCAATGAATTTGTCAAGCCAATCTAAGGCGGCTTTCTCGGATGGTCTCGAACCGTCGGATCATCAGCTTGTGCTAAAAAAGCCAATATTCATCTCTAACGACCGCCTGGCTGGGACTTCGAAGCGAGTTCGGACGGAGAGTTCATGCGAGGTTATCTGCTCCTGACGGAGGCGAGAAGCGGGTCGAACTGGCTGGGTTCGCTCGTCAATGGCGCCGGTAATATGGGGCGCTCGAGCGAGTGGCTCTCGCCCAAGATCCATCGGCTGGATACCGGCGCCTTGTCATGGGACGCATTCTTTCAGGAACTCCTCAGGAAGTGCTCTACGCCGAACGGCGTCTTCGGCTCGAAGATATTCCCGAACCAGCTTTTCGTGACGCATGAGGTCTATGGAAGGGATTTCATTCAGCATTGCCTCGCCATGCATGACGTTGCGCTCGTATTCCTGCGGCGCAGGGATACGCTGAGGCAGGCGATATCCTATGCGCGGGCGAGGCAAACACGTAGTTTTGCCGCTCACGTCGAGGGAAGGGCCAATCCCCAATACGACTTCGAGCAGATCGCCCGATGCTTTTTCTACATTCGCGACAGCTATGCCTTTTGGCAAAGCTATCTGGAACTCACCGGCGTTGAATTTGCCGAATTCGTCTACGAGGAGCTCGCCGCCGATCCGATTCCATTCGTCAGCCACTTGGCGGAGCACTTGCAGGTGCCGCTACCGGCGCAGCTGCAGACATCAATGGCAGTCCAGCGCGACGATCTGACGGAAGAGTGGATCGCCCGCTTCCACGAGGATCGCAGATCTGCGAACCTCCTGGAGGCCTATGACCGGCGCGAACATATTCCGGGAAAACTCAAGAACTTCGTCAAGTTGGGGACCCGGAGCCTGCGACCGCGGTATCCGTTTGCGTTCTAGCGCATTGGCCCGAAGTCTTGCGGCGGCAAGCGCCTCGAGTTGCGGCGGAGTTGAATTCCCGTGGCGATGCCGATAAACGCATCCTCCTGCAGCGGCCGATCGGAGCGAACCTTGAAAGATCTTCACTATCCTTCTCGCCAAGCTGAGAATGAGCGGGATCGGAGAGGGATATTCGATCGCGTGCTTACCCGGTACGAGACCTACAAGCTCACGGCGCGTGTTCGCAAGCGGAGGCGACCGATCGAAATGTCATGCCTGACCGAGGGCGGCCAGAGGCCTCTCGGCAAAGGCGACATTCCCGTCGTGTTCAATACGCATAACGATCGCAAGTTGATGCCGTCGTTTCTGGCGCACTACAGAGGGCTCGGCGTTACCCGCTTCATCTGCGTCGACGACGTATCGTCGGACGGGACGCGGGACTATCTGCTTGCGCAGGCCGATGTGGACCTTTGGAGTTCGCCGGTGCGGTATCGCGATGCCCGCAGGGGGCGTGAATGGCGCGAGGCTCTCTTCGAGCGCTATGGCTGGGACCGGTGGTATCTCAATGTCGATTCCGACGAGTTCCTGATTTACGAGGACTGCGAGAACCGGCCGCTCGGTGCGCTTCTGCAGGCATTGGAGAGCAGAGGGGAAAAGCGCCTCGCAGCCCCCATGCTCGACATGTATCCGACCGGACGGCTCGGGGCTGCCACGCTCGACAGCGACGACGGCCGCATGCCGTGGGAAATCGCCGATCATTTCGACGGCTCCGGATACGAGATCAGCTATACGAAGCGGGCGATCAGCATCACGGGCGGCCCGCGCAAGCGCAAATTCGCCCATCTGCTCGAACTCATCAAATATCCTGTCATCTTCTGGGACAAGGAATGCAGCCTGGGCGTCAGCATTCACCAGCCCTTGCCCTGCGAAAGGAATTTCCCCGCCGTCTCCGGCGTGCTGCTGCATTTCAAGTTCTTCTCCGACTACAAAGAGAAGATCGAGCAGGCAGTCGCCGACGGGCAGTACTTCGACGCTGCGGCCGTCTACCGCAAGATGCTGGAGGGTCTTCAGGAGACGGGTGAATTCGACTTTTCCGATGCATGCTCGACGCGATTCTCGGGTTCCAGGCAGCTGCTCGAACTCGGCTTTATCGCGCCCATCCGCTATCCCTAA